CCTTGACACTGCGCTGACCGCTCAACTTCCCCGCATCACAAAGGTAATGGCTATCGCGTTGCCGATTGTGAATAAAGTAATCGCCAAACAAAGGAGCCTAACATGACTACCACTACCCCTACCACTCCGGCTGCGCCGGTCGCACTGACGTTGTTTCAGCAAATCGAGGCGGACGTTCAGGCCTTTATCACGAAGGTCGTGAATGAAGTGGAGATTCTAATCTCTGACGCAGAGAGCGCACTAAGCAACGTTGCTGCATTGGCACCGACCATCGCTGCGGATGTTACCTCGGCTGCCACATTCATCGAAGGCATTCCGGTTGTTGGCCAGAACCCCGATGTGATGGCAGCGGTCACTGCGGTGCAGGTTGCGGACGCAGGGTTGCAGGCGTTTGCCAAACAATACCAAGCGGCTACGGCCCCAGGTGGTTCGATCACGGTGAGTCAGGCAACCGCGGCAGTGGTCGCTGGCTATCAGGCGGTCAAGGCTGCGCAGATTGCCACAGCCACCCTCACCTCTACCGGCGTGGCCGCTGCCCCTGCCACTGCTGCGATTGTTGCGGCAACCCCTGCGTCGTAGTCATGGAAGTCTGGGCATCGCTGATAATATCGATTGCCACTTTAGTCACAGCCTTAGGGGCTGTGACTATTGGCATCATAAATTCCAATCGTATCAACGACGTTCATGTCTCAATAAACAGTCGCATGGACCAACTACTTAGGGCTCATGGAATGGAAATGAAAGCCGAAGGGGCGACGGAAGAACGCAATAGGAAACCAACGGAGACGTGAACGTGCAAGTCGATCAGACAATCTCATTCGGCGATATAATGGTCTGCGTTGGAATTGTGGCAGCAGGCGCCGCGAACTACTTCGGGACGATAGCGAAGATCAATTCGGTGGATTATAAAGTTGAAGAGCTACGGCGAGGGCGGGGACTCATCCTCAAAGACTGGCCCTATACCATTCAGCGATGTTTCAACTATGTCTATGTCGCACGGAGACACGACGATCAGTCGTCGGAGTGAATACGGAATAGGCGTTGGCCGGTCTTTTTATCCATCGCCACGCCTCGGATCATTCCGCTGCCTTGCATTATTTCAATAACCCGCATTACAGAGTGAAGTGGGATTCGCTCTCGGGCGAAGTTGATTATCCGTTGCTCAGCGACGCCTTGGCCACGATCACTTGTTTGAATGAAGTATTTGATTTCATCAAGCGCCTGCGCATCGGCGCTGCCACTTCCGGCTTTGAAGATTTCAGACATTGTCTGCTCGGCTTCGAGGAGCCAGCCCATTGCGCGGTTGAAGTCATCGCGGGTTAGGATTAGGACGTTGGATCGGTCAACTGCGCTGATGATAGATAATTTGTATAAGTGAGTTCTCCGTCGTGTAACATAATGGATAAGCTTTGGGTGACTGGGTACTGGTACTTCGCCAAGAGCTCTCCAGTTGTTGACTGCCTCACGATAATCTGGTGTGACTTCAAACTCCCCACATAGACTGTTGATAATTCTAATATCGTGTTCAAGGGAGGTAGAATGATTGGTGTGGTTGGGTGCGAAGTCATCTCCTACGATCCTTTCATCGCTGAATACCATCAGCAAACGGGAGGTGAAGCCTTGTTCCCAGGCTCCCTCGGGCATGAATTTAAGAAGGTTGGATGGTGTGGAACCGGCGAGAATGTTGAGTTGCGGGGACTTGATTTTGATGTTGATGTCTCGGGTTCTTCGTGTCTGACTATACGGGTCAGGATCATAGAACGCTGAGAGCCCTGCCACCATCTCGTCGTCGTACTTGTGGATAAAAGCACCAAGTTCGTCAGCAGCGATAAACATAGAGTTGTACTCAAGAGGAGGATCAGGGAGGCGGACCACCATTCGTTTAGCCTGAACAAGACTATCAACGAGAGAAGCAAAGCTGAGACTAATAGGAGCGAGATGAAAATCTGGAAGGTCGCTAACATAGGACTTTGCCTCGCGAATGGTACGGGTCTTGCCGACGCCGGGGTGGCCGACTATAAGCGTGTACAAATTTGGATACAGTGGTCTCGTGGTTCGCAGCCATACCTTCTGCTCAAGGACTGAGGCGATGGCGGCAATCGCCGACCACCGACGAAACAATAACGGGCTATCCAGCCCTGCGGTTTGTTCTTCGAATGACCCTATCCAAGATTCCAGCTTCCTCGATCCGCTTCCGTTTGTCTTGACCTTGCCACTCCCGTAGGCCATTTGGATTCTTTTCCTCATCCCACTTGCCACGATTCCAGCCGACTTGGCAGTCGTATGGGATTAATAGAGTGCGACCGTTTTTCAAAGGTATGGGTTCGGTTAATAAGGATTGAAGCTTTGGGAGTATCTCTGATTCTTGCTCGGTTGGATACATGAATGTCAATGCGTCGTGGTCTTGCATCATCAATATGGCAATGCGCTGGCGCCATATTCGCAGCATAGCGCGGTTGACTATATCAGCGAGAGAGCCCTGAGGGTCAAAAGCAATTGCTGCTCTAATAGTGTCAGGGTCGTTTCGTCTACCCCAGAAAAAGCGCTTGCGGTGCGTAAGGCTGACAAGATATCCTTTAGTGAATATCTGAGATTGTACCCATCCTTGCCATCGCTCATGGGCGGGGAAGGCCCCAAAATATTTGGGTTGGAATCCTCTAACAACTCCGATAGGTAGTTTAGACTGTTGCGCAAGTGTCTCCGGCTTTCCTCCGTAATTTGACCCGTGGCCAAGTTTTTTGCACATGAAACGGTAAGTGTAATGTCGATAGTAAGGTTGCTCTGCAATATCTTTATCTCGGGAAAGGTCACCGGTCCAGTGCAACTCAGGCCAGCATATCTTAGCAACAGCCGTGTGAACGTCTCCACTATCGACCGCATCGAGATACTTGGCATCATTAAAAAGGTTCCACTCAATGGCTCCGACGACATATGATTCTCCTGATTTTGCATCGAACTTGGCGAACTTCATTCCGGGGTCAGATATAAATACAGACCTAAGGGACTCTTCAATGTTCTGTAAGTTCCCACCTGTCCCGTATTCTGAATAAGATGAACTAAATCTCCCTGTGTCAGTTCCTGCGATGTTGTAAGAGGTCCGCATACGACCGTCCGCATCCACATCTGTTTTAAGGACGCTGATCTTTTTAGCGATTTCACGCATTGTGGACATATGGGAGATGATGGCTTTGGCGATGGTATACGCCTCCATCTTCTCCAGCGCATTGCGATTGACTGTAACCCGTCCTTGATAACGTATGGTGGGAATCCCCAGGCGAGTATAGAATAGATGTTTGAGGTCATCATTGCTTCTCCAATTAAACCCAGGAAGGCCAACGCCTTCAAGAACTATTCGACTGAGGTTTCGCTCAAGGTGGTCCAACTGATCGTAGAACTCGTCGATAACTTGGGTCTTCCGCGCAGCGTCGATGCGAACGCCACGTGCATTCATTTCCAACACCGGCCCTTGCAGGGCCTTGGAGAATTCGTAGGTCGCACGGAACTCGGGGTGTTTGTTGGAGCCAAGCTCCGGCGACATCGCATCCCACACCTCGCGGGTAATGCAGCAATCGAGGCCGTTGTAGACCATGTCGTTTTCGAAAGCCGAGAGGTTGGTGGGCGACATGGACTCAGTATGAATGATTTTCATAGTGATTTGTTATGACTAAGAACTAGGGCTGTTAAGTCAACCCCAATTATTGTCTTTGGTTTGAATTCGTTTAAGGCCTGCCAAATCTGTTGCCGTCGTCTTTTTCCCATGTAACACACGACTAACTTCATTATAGCTCTTGCTTTATTACCCATGATAACGCTTTGATAATACTCCTTATAATTTCGATTCTTCATATCTGCATAACGATTGATATGTAATTCTTGTCGAGTGAGACGTTTAATCAAGTCTACGTATTTATATATTATGTCTTCGTCTGTAGTTTTTAATTGTATTCTTTGTGTTTTTCCATCATACCTGAAATTGCCTTCGCCTTCTAGTAGCCCAACAAGCCATCCTATCTCTAGGTCTGAGATAGGACCTAGAGATATATCTAGTTGGTATCTATTACCGTGTGTCATTCTTCCCTCTTAACAGTCTCATGTTTTTTCCTCATGTGCTTCCAAGAACCGTGATCTGTATATATGCTTCCTAGGTACCCTAAGCCTTTAAGCGCCTCGGGCTGGAGCGCGTGTGAGAGTAGCATCGTGTCTTCCTTTGCCCCTTGCGTTCGAATCCCATAGGAACGTATAAGAAACCCGATGTCATAGACTCCGTTTTGGAATAGCTTAGGGATTGAACGATCCTCAAGCACTCCACGTATAAGCGACCAGCACTGTTTTTCATCGAGTTCAGTCGGCCAATAGCTGCGAGACGAAGTCCTGGCGTCATCGAATGGAATAACGATTGCAAGGTCGGCTCTGGGAGCGAAGCCAATACACGTAACTCGCGTTCCAAAGGTTTCAATATCGACCGAAAGGAGGTCGCAGCCTCGGATATGATTGGTGATGAACTTGGCGATGTCTTCGAGCGTCGGTTCGATCCAGATTTCACAGTTCGGCCTCCGTATGTCAGGGTACGCCGCCTCGCGGGCAGCCTTCGTCAAATCCATTATCGTGGTGGGTCTAAGTTCCCATTGTCGAAGCACAGCCGCAGGATGAAAGATGCCAATACACTTGAAATCAGCAACGGTAAGAGTAGATAGAAATGTAGTGCCACGAACTTTAGCAATGCCCGTACGACCAGAGAGAGCCCACAGAGCAGTATTGCCCAGAGCGATAATGAGATTAGGGTTACGATCCAGTATCTCGTCAGCAAGCCGCTGTAGCTCGGGCTCATAGATGGCTTGGAGGTATTTGGCTTTGCCGAGTGCGGGGTATCCGGGGACTCCGGAACTTTTGGGACCACAGACTTCATTGAGGTCGTTCCCTGGTGGGTGGAATTGGAGGACGTTGGTGCGATAGATTTCATCGGCGTGAAGGGACCAAATGGAGTCGATTGCGCGGAGGTCGCCGTGGGTGTAGTAGCGGGAGATGTAGGAACGGTCCTCACTCGTGAGGGTTAGGACACCCGCTTCGTCGAGTTGACGTAACAACTCCACTCCGCTCGGCCCCACAAACGAACTATTGATCCTGTCCTCATCTGCACCGCGAGCTTCCCCAACGATGACGATTGGGGTCATTTGTCACACGCCTCACTTGCCAGCTTCGCATACCCTGCGATGTCGTCCCAGTGGTCTTTGAAGTTGGCTTGGCCGCTAAGGATGCGGGAGAGCTTGAGGGCGATCATGTCGAGGGCTTCCTTATGAACCGTACTTAGAACATATGGGTGAACGGTCTCACCAAATGGATCATGCATTATCTTCTTGATCGCCTGCGAGATGTCTGCATTCTGTTTGAATGGCCCATGCGTCTTCTGGCGTTCTTCGAGTAGTGGGTCGCGGTCTTTGGTCATAGTAGGCCATCCCTTCCATTGACATTTATGACACATGTAGTATGTCCCCGAGTAGTAATCTAACTCTGTATTACTACATCGGGGACATCTCATGTGCTACTCCTCAACCGGCGCCGTCTTACCAATATTCGCATAGATCGCTGTGCCATCCTTGCTTGGCGTGTGCACAATCGATCCCACGAACTGGCAATTCGGCGTCTCATCAATGCACTGCCGAGTGGTCTTGCCTTCGCCGTCGATACCACAGTGAACGAGGAATTCTTGAAGTCGATAGAGTGAATCCTCTGTGATATAGAAGGTGATCTTCGAGGTGAAGTCGGTCAGTGCACGCATGGTGCCATCGGACTTCGTGGCCCACTCTTTGAGTGCCTCGTCATCGACGCTTTCAAGCGCAGACGCTGGCTTTACGGCGAATTCATAGAACGGTGTTTGCTTCTCCTTGGATTTGTCGTAGCGAGGGAGACCTTGGATGGTCCACACATATTCGCCGGTAGGGAGCGGTTTGGGACGGTCGATTTCTGTTGCGGGTTTGTCGAGGATGTCTGAGAATGCCATTGGGTTTGCTTTCGCTGATTGGAATGGAAGGTTCAGTTGCATGTGGTTATGTGTTTGTTTCTCCTCTAAAAGGTTGTGGGTCTGGCGATGCTTCGCACAAGGGACATGAAGCCCTTCTGCAAATCGGTCTTGGCAATAGCGAGCCAACGCTTGTCTATTGAATTATACTGCTCAAGAAAGGTAATGTGCTTACCAACCGTTTCAGCAAGCTCCTTGCACTTATTCATCATGT